CCAAAGATCACGTTATCCACGCTGCTCTTAACGACGCTGCAAGACAAATCGTAGCAAATTATGGACCAAACATCTCCTTGGACGCATCTAAAGACAGTCTCGTCGAGATCCGCCAAGGTGTTTTTTCTGGTAAAGTGGAAGCACAACTATCAGTAGAAACAGGTTCAGGTATTAAACGGATTGCTTATCCTATCGAGGTACGTGCCTCAAAAGCAGTCTTAGACAAAGATTTGAACGTTAAAGCAAACATCGAAGCCGCTTTAGCAAAGACAGCATCCAAAGAGGATGTAGAGATTGCTAAAAAAGCAGCAGCTTACGATGCTCGCATCGCTGAACTTAACGCAGAAAATGAAGCTGACGTTAAAGTAACAGCCCTTATGGAAGAGGGTCTTTCAAAAGAAGCCGCTGTTGCTCAAGTGTTCAACATGAACGCAGCCTTAAAAGCAGAGGCCAAATTGGACCATATCCAAGATGCAGGCATGAACAACCAATCAAACATTGGTATCAATGCAATGCCCCAAGCCTATATCGAAATCGCAAAAACAAACTTACCAGCGAGCTATGGTGTCGGTGACGCGTTAGATATTGAAGGTGTTGCCTACGAATGTATTTCTGTAGAGGGTTCATTCCTTAAATTCAAGCTCAAAATCGACTAAGGAGGAATCACATGTTTTTACAGAAAAAAGCAGCAGAAATCGAAGAGTTGATTAAACAAGCTAAGGCAGCAACCGCCGAAAAAGAGGACGAAGCAATCGATACTAAAGATGTTGAAGATGAAATCAACAAGGCTTTAGGTCTTGGTGCTGACAAAACAGAAAATGTTGATCAAGCATCCGAGACAGCATCGGATCCAGCCACAGAACCTACTGGTGAAGCAGAACAAGGTATTGATGCTAAAGCCAATCCTCTCGCAGCAATTATCGACTACTGCAAAAAAGGTATGTACGGTGATGCTGTAAAAATCGTTGTAGAATATGCTGATAAAAATGAGTTTGGTGTATCACAAACCATTCAATCCTGGACAGCTAAAGTCGAGGAAGCCTTAGGGCCTGATACAGCACAAGCCTTTTCAGCAGCAGTGCGTGAAGGTATGACTCAATCAGTAAACAACGATAAACAAGAGCTCAAAGCCGAAAAGAAACAGCAAGAGCAAGCAGCAACAGGGACAGACGTTCCTGAAGCATCTGATGGTGTTCCTGGTGCTACACCAAGTGAAGACTTACAAAATGCAATGGCTGATTTACCTACTGAAAAAGATCCAACAGCAGGTAAAGAAGCAGGCGATGTAGGTGCTGATTTTATGGGAGGCTCTGAGGAAGAGAAACTGACACCAGAAACCACAGGTAAAGACCCTATCGGTGATGATAAAACTGCATCTTTGTTCGACTACCTCACAAAAACAGCTTATGACGTTAACGAACTAGCTGGCATGCCTGCAACAGCAGAGCCTGCTGCAGCACCAGCAGTTGACGAAGCCGTAATTGATGAAGCAAAAGCCACCTATCAAGACTATGTTGATAAAGGTATGGATTGTGACGCAGCTAAACTAGCTTCCGATATGGCAGCCGCTGGCTTCACAATTGATGAAGCTACTGCCCAAAAAGCAATTGACGAAGTGGTAGATGAACAACCTGCTGACCTTGGTGCAAAAGTGAATCAGATGGATAAACTTATCGCAGGAGCAAATGCTTATCAACCGGAAGCCTCTGCAGAAGATTCCTTGCTAGAAGTAGCTAAATCAGCTGCCTCAGCAGCAGACTTCTTAGAGAAAATTGCTACCGTAAATAAAGTAGCAAAACCTCTCGACGAAGCCTCTGGAAGTCCTGAGCATCCCGGTAAAAAACTTTTCAACGGGGATAAAGTTTCCTATACAAATGGAGACCAACAATATTTCCCTGGACAAAAAGTTTTCCAAGAACGCAAAGGCGGTAACGCCCCTGTAGAATCGGTACACAATGTAGCTGGTAAACCAGATGTAGATGTGTATAATCCTCAAGTAAGCAAAAAGAACGTAACCTCCATTACAGATGCTAAAGGCGGTACAATTGCTTTTATGCAACCAATTAAACTTGATGAGCCTACACACCTCGAAGCTGGTTTTGACTACACAGGTATCGTAACTGGTGAGCTCCAGAAAACCAAAGAAACCAAAGAGCAATTGGCAGGTGCTGGTCATAAAACAGCCGACTACTTAGATAAAATTGACAAATTGTCTGATAAAGAAAAAGTAGCCGGTGACTTGCCTAAAGCAATTGCTTCTGTAACCTTCAATGGTTTTCAAAAAACCGCTGAAGAAGTAGCCGCGCAAGGTTCCGGTACAGTTGGAACTGATACAACCTCTGCAGTAGGTAAACCTGAGGGAGATAAAAAACGCGAACTCAGCAATGAACAATTAGTAGCAGCACAAAAAGACATCAACGATCGTGATGCCAGTATTGATGCCGCAAAATAGGATGTTAAATGAATAACCGCGAAGACCTTATCGAAGCCTTATATAGACACGGACTCTTGAAAAAGTCCGGTAACGAACGCGTAGATTCTCTACGTAAATCCGCCTTATTCCCAGAAGGGTCTAAAGACTCCGATGGGTCTTCGACTGGTAAGATTCCTGAAGTACAAGCTCCTAAGCCGGAACCGGATGTTGACCAAGCAGCACTTCAAGAAATTGAGCAGTTGCTTACAGTGGAGATGGAAAAAGATCCTACTGTAAAACAGGAGCTAATGAAGCTAACTAAGAACGTAAAAAGCTTCAAAGCGAAAGTAGAAGAGATTTTAATTACAGCCAATGTAGGTAAAATACCCCCAACACTTAGTGATTCCGGGTATGAGAAACTGGCCCAGAAGATGTTTGGGGTCACATTTGAAAATAAGAATCAAGACCTAAAACCAGAAAAAGAAGACAAGCCAAAGACAGACAAAGCCGAAAAGGAAGGTGATAAACAAGAAGGCGCAGAAGGCAAAGATGATATGGGATTAGGTGAACTCGAGAAACTATTAGGACAATGAACCAAGACCCTCGCTTTGTAACTCTGATTTTTGTTAATGTGAAAGACACAGGAAAATTGTTAGGGTTACTTAAACAACACTTAGCGTTCCCTATCGTAAAAGAAAAAGAGCAAAACGATGGGGTTGTTGCTGTTGTAGTGAAAGGTTTTGAGTACGGGGATGTAGAGAAGTACATGGCAGGGTTCTGTCAGCATTTCGGGTTTAATGATGTAATTTGTAGTGCAAGCAAAGGAAATATATTTGAATGAAGAAACCCATAGTTGAGTTGTTATTCGAGCGTGCAGTTCTTGCGTGCGAGATGAACAGTTCAGTCGTTAATTGGGCAAAGCACATGGGTGTTAATTTGTACAAGAACCAAATTGAAATCATTAACACCATTTGTGATGAAAAGCACAGAAACATAACGATATTGGCTGCTCGTTCCGCAGGTAAGACGTATGCTGTTGCTCTTGGAACTACCAAGATGTGCATCGATAACCCTGATTATGAAGTTATCTTCTTCGCTCCTAAAGCGGCACAGGCTACCCGTATTTTAGAGCAGATTCAATCTATCTGTAATAAATGTAAAGACACGCTATATAAAGAGATAGATTGGGCAAATAGCAACAAAGCAGATTTTAAGTTTTTTAATGGGTCCAGGATGCGTGCACTGGGTGCGGCTGACGGAACACAGGTAGAAGGTTACCACGCTCCGATGGTAGTAATCGACGAGGCACATGCTGTTTCCTCTGAGTTCTACAATAAGAAAATCAGCCCGATGTTAAAAGCAGCGGCCAATCCAAAGGTAATCAAGATTGGAATTTCGCTCTTTAGAAACCATTTTTATGAGTCCTGCCACAACCCAACTTGGACAAACTTAGTTTATCCGTGGGATAAGTGTGAGAACTTATTTAACGCAGGTACTACGACAATCGATGGTGTTGATTACCCAACCACGATTATCAACGACATGCCGCTGTCATATAAACAGGCGCGGTTCCCGAATCACCCGGAGTATCATTTTCCTTCGGAGAACAATATCTCAGAGGAAGACTTTGATACCCAGTACGAAATGAAATGGGTTGATTCTATCTCTAAGTTCTTGACGGATAAGGATTTAGAGTCTATGGTCGGTGAACATAAGTACATGCAGGTAGGAGTCGACGGTGAAGAGTATTATTTTGGCCTTGATCTTGCTGGTGGTTTGCTAATCAACCAGGGCATTAAACGAGATTATTCATCCCTAGTAATCATCCGAAAGCAGATGGACGGCATGAAGGAAGTCGTCAGATGCGAGGAGTGGCAAGGGGATATCGTTGACCAGATGGAAGAGATCGTAGCAATGATCCATCCAACTGAAGGTAGATTTAAGTGTCGTTTTGGCACAGCTGACTACGGTTCTTTAGGTCCGGCCGTAGTAGATATTTTAAGTAGGTCAGGACTTCCGATTGCAGGTATTCGTTATAGAGCGTCAGAGCCTTCAACCGGTATGCCATATAAGATGGCACTATTTGACAATTTATTTACAGAGTTACGGTCTGGGTATTTCAAATATCCGTGTGCACACGACATGGCCACCAACTACTTATTAAAGAAACATATGGAAGAGTGGTCAGCGTTGGAGCGTAAAGTAAACACGAACGGAAACGTTCAAATTGCTGCTCCAGCTAATACAGATGAGCACGACGATGCTTGTAACGCATGTGTGTTGGCGGTTTGGGCTGCTGATAAGATGCAAGATGAGCTTCGTAGAATAACACGCCGTGGCTTACTGGAACGGTTGGTCTCTCCAAACATTAGTGGGAGTACTACAATGAATCGTTTCTCGCAGGGTGGAGTAAATCGCAACATGCCTGCAGGTCTCCGGAAGTATTGGGGAGGAAATAAATAATGGAAAATGAAGCATCAACCGTGGTAGATTCAATCATCCGGCAGGAGATGGCTACCAATGAAGAGATTTTAGATAAGGAAGAGGAAGCGAAACGCTCACTGGCAGATTTGTATTCCTCGATTGAAAAGTTGTATATTTTACGTAAGGGTACCAAGGAAGGTCTAACCGGTATCAATGATTTTATAAATACGATCCACGACAAGTACGTGGGGGTGAATATAGAGTCTTTTGAGCAACGTAAAAAAGAAATTGTTGAACTGTTGGAAAACATATCGTGGAGCATCCGTACAGTTATAGACAAGATAAACAACTTTGAGCGTGACGTTAAGAATATTGGAGATTAGTGATGGAAATGACCAAAGGTAATCAAGCAGGATTTTCAAAGTCTGCAGAAGCACCTAAAGAAATTAAAACATTTGCACAAGCAAGCATGCGTGACCCGCTTCCGGCACCACTCATGATTCGTGGCACAATCAATAATTCAATGATGGCTAGACAAGCAGATTATACAGGTATGGA